TCTCAGTAATCCAATTAGCCATTCTGCTGCGCCTCCCTCAGCCCAGTGATCTCCCGTGCCATAGCGCTAAGTCGCGCTTCCTGCTCTTCAATAGTAGTCCTAGCAGACCGAAGCTTAACTCCAAGAGCTTCAATCTCCTCATGGGCAGCGGCCAGGCGCTTCTCTAGAAAGTCAACCTGACCGCTGTATGCATCGGAGAGTCCGAGTGCTGATGTAGTTAGGGAGGCTGCCGCATCTATTCGACCCTTTTTACGGCCCACAAATAGTCGAATTAGCTCAACAGCGGCTGTCATTACACCACCCCCCAAAAGGAGCGGTACAGCCGCATTCCAATCAAACATTGTCCGCATCACCCCTGTGCGGGTCAGCCAGTTTCGGCTCCTGATCGGCCAACACAGGATGCTTGAGTGCGAACTCAATTTTCTGCAAGTCTCTCGTGATAGTAATCGCTCTAGCAGCACAAGCAGCAGCAAGCCCGTAGAGAAGTATCCCGCCAGTTACGCTAGCGGTACTCGAAAGGGTAATTGCTATACCGTATGCAAGGAAGATAGTGCCGAGCCATATCATTCCTATGCGCTCAATCAGCAAGCTAATTACTGGCTTGAGCCAAACACCGAGAAGCGTGACAGAACTACCTAAGAGGAGACAAACATTGTAAGCCCAAGCAAATGTGTGAAGTGCAAAGACTACAGCTGGGGGATAAGAGCCCGTAAGGATCCCCACCAGTCCAGAGAGAAAACAGGTCGTCAAGATAACAACCTCGAACGGCTGTCTTCCACTCTGGACCAGTAGGGGCTTACGATGCGGCATCTTACTTGTCCGACCCTGAATCCCGAAGCTTATCAAGCTCCGAGCCATCCCGGATCTGCTGCTTCAGAACATAGTCACCCTCAAGATGAGTCTCCTCATCCACAATTGCCGGACGAACAGGACCGCCGTAGGACAGAATCAACGAAACACCGTCAGGGTGGTCTTCCTCACCCAGGAAGGTCACATCACCAGCAGCACGAAGACCGTGGTGAAGCATAACCTCACGGGTGTTCTTGATGTTTGCCTCGTGCATGTACGCCTCGCCAGGCCAATACTTCTTGACGACTACGTACTGCTTAACGAACTGAGTACCAGACTCACTGTCAATGTTGCGCTTCGAGACCTCAGTCTTCGGCTCTCCCGCAAGCGAAGGGAAAGTCAAGCCCCGAGTGTCATCATCCTGAAGCTCCAGAGCAGCAACCTGGTCCTTACCCAGATCAGTAGCTGCCCTTTCGCTCTTCCGAGAAGTAGGAGATGGACGGCCAGCATCCAACTCCTTCTCCTCACTACGCTCGTCTACCATATCGAATCACCAATCTTGTAGAGCTGATCCCTAAAAAGGATCAGGCAGTGGTGACCTCAAGGACGGCAACCCCGCCAGGGTGACCAACAGCGAACGCCTTACGAGCGCGAACCTGCATAATCCACTCATCCGTCAGCATTCCGGGACCAGGCTCGTGCGGGCTAGCAAGCCAAGACTCAAAGCCGGTCCGGTCACCAAGGATAAGCTGCTGACGGTTAGCGATAATCAGGAGCGGGTTACCAACAGTACCCTGAGTGGTACCATTCGCAACCTGCGGGCTGTCAGTCGCAGTCGCAGTCGTCTTAGCACCAGCCGTGAAGTGAATCGGGTAACCGTAGAGCGTAGCTGGCTGGCCCAGAGCCACAGAGTCCATGTAGATAGGACGACCAGTGGTGTCCAGAAGACCACGGAGGTAACCCTTGAACGAGGTGTGAGCAATAACAACCAGGTCATCATCACTGCTGTACTGGCTGCTGTCCAGCTTGCCCATAGTGGTGTTCAGGTGGCTGAGAGCAAAAGCACCGGCAGTCTTGGTGTAGTTATCGCCAGCCGAGTAGCCACTAGCCGTACCATTCACAACAGTCCGGTAGACCGAGTCGAATGGGATAGTGCCAAGGTTAGCGGCAGCAGTGGTACCAAAGACAGCATTGTCCAGGAACCGGGCGTACGACTGAGCAGCATCCAGCTTCTTAGCAGGAATGATCTGCGCAGGCGAGTCCGTGATGTCCTCATCGGCAACGCGAGAAGCGCCACCAATCTTGACCGCAGTCAGAAGGACCTCATCGTTAGTCGACGTGGCCTCTGGGTAAGCCGCACCCTTAGCGATAGCGGCAACAGTGAAACCGCCCGAACGAGGAACAGACTTGGTGGTGCTACGCATTGGCTCATGACGGCAGAAGTCCTCAGCCGCAGAAGTGCGGACAATCTTCTGAATAACAACAGAGCCCGGCTCCTCTGGAAGCCAAGCTTCGAAAGTGTCGCGTGCCATTTGAATATCTCCTAGTGTTTAGTTAACGCCTATGCCTAAGAGCGGACTCAATCTGCCGCTCTGTAGCGCTTTGGGGCTTCTTGGAAGCAGGTGGACGACCAGAACCGTCGTTGTGACGAGACTTGCCGTTTGTATTGCGGGTAGTGAATGCCATTGGGAACTCAGACTTCAGAGTAGAGACCTGCTCTTCAAGTCCCTCAACAGCTCCATCATCGTCAATCTCAACTTCATCAAGCTCAATAACCCTAACAAACTTGTCGACAACTTCTGGCCTCATACCAGCACTCAGAAGAGCAGACTTTGCGGCCTGTCGACCAATAATACCATGATAGCGCGCTGTGGCGGTCTGCTCACCTTCAAGCCGTGCCCGCTCTACAGCCTTGCCATCTTCGTTCTTGTCGACATTGGCGAGCTGAGCCTTCAGGGTCTTGACTTCACCACGAAGACGACGTGCATCACCCTTAGCGAACTTTAGAGCGCGCTCCTTGTTCTCCCATTCCGACTTCGTGGGAGGAGTCCAGTCATCGTCTTCATCTGAGTCCTCATCCGAGTCTTCATTGTCCTCGGTGTCGTCCTCAGTGTCCTGCCCGTTGAGGGTGTTCTCATCCTCGTCATCGTCCTTCTGGGAAGACCCAGCCTGACCGTTATTCCCTCTCTTAGAGGCATTGGCCATTTCGATCTGACGACGAGTAGCTTCATCCAGGTCAGCCATTACGACTGCTCTCCTTAGTTAGTTGTTGCACTCTGTGCTGGCTGAGGTCCATTTGGTTCCTCAGTTGTGTAACCCCACTCACCAACCTGCTGCTCCGTGTATCCAGCCTCCATAAGAGCCTGACGACGAGGAACACCAGCCTCAATCTTAGCATTAACAGCGTCCCAGTAGTCCTTGTCTTCAATCACCTGAGCGTTAGCCCAGTGAATGTTGATTCGGTCTACTGGCACGTTCATAATTTCGGTCAGTGCGTACATCAGAGCTTCGCGCAAAGTGGCAGCGAAGGCGATTTGGTAGGTACGCACCTTCTTGATAAGAGGCGCTTCCAACGCTCGATGAGAAGCACCAGAAGGAGCGTCACCGATTGGGTCGAAGTAATGCAATGGCGTAGAGCAAGCAGCACTCATAGCCCGCACATACCAGTTCATTGGCTCTAGGAAGTTAGCGGCGTCAGCAGGTTGGAACTGACCGACAGCCTTAGCGTTCTTCAGAGCAAGAATCTCCGCAGGCCCTGCACGGTAGCCGGTGGTATCGCTTGCACTAGGGGGAGTAGTAGCATCCTGCGGGAGTCGCGGATCACCAGTACCCCCCTGCAAGTCAACCTTGTCTCCATCCTCCAGAACCCAACGCTGAGGGAAAGTAGCAAACTCAGAAGTGGTAATCTGCTGAATAACGTGCTTGCTGAGTGCGTCCTGAGCGCCATAAGCCTTGAGGTGCGCTGGTTTCCCGTACGGACGGCCTACACGGAAGTGGAAGAAAGGAATCCTTCCTGATGGGTTGTCAGCGACTCCATCCTCATCCGTGGTGTCATCCGTAAATGGAATGAAGTCAGTATCCTTGTCAGGAAAGAGGTAAGTCTCCACTACTGGCTTCAGAGAGATGTACTTCTCAACACGATCTGTGTAATACAGGTTGACCCGGACCTTCTTGAAGTCAGAGCCTTCAGTCATAATTACCCATGACTTAATGGCAAAAGACTTACGTCGTGGGTTCTCTTCATCATAGAACACACGCACAGTGCGAGGGTCATTGTAGAAAATCTCTACAGAACCGTCTTCCTCGCCCTCACCGACCCAGATGTACGCATCGCCGAGCATCACAGCAGCCTTCAAGACTTCTGGAGCTTCAAGGTCAAGCTGGTTATCGGTCAGGACTCGTTCGTTCAGAAGTTGAGTGACAGTCTTAGTACTTTCCAGTCCCTGCTCAGTGTCAGGGTCACCACTGTCAGCAGTGATCGCTGTAATCTCCAGACGATCCATAACTGCATCAACTGGACGACCAGCAAAGTTTACACGGAAGATGTCATCATTGCCACGGAAGTAGCGCTCAATAAGTCGTCCGGCATAGTGTGTCTCACTGTTGCCATTGTAGTAAGCCTCTGCTGTATCGTAAGCATCACAAGCCTCACGAAGAGCGTTAAGTCCGTTAACAAGATCACTCATCAGATGTACCTCACTGACCGCATTGTCGTAACACGTGCTGCCCT